ACCGGATAACTAATTTCGCATAATGTATATTATGTTAAATCGAATATATGGGTACGTCACAAATCAAAACAGATAACTATCCTACTTTTATGCACTGGTTAAAATAAGGTGATTTTGGGTTATGGATATAAAAGAAATAAATGGATGTCTTTGAAATGGAATAATTAGAATTAGTCTGAAATTTTTAGATAACGCTACGTGAATTCTGAATACAATTACGTACATCAATTCACCAGATTTCATCATTCTTGATCTGATAATGAGAATTTATTTTACAAACATCTCATAAATGAGAATAATTAACATTTATTTTTCTTTTATTATTAGTGACTTATAAAATTTTTTTAAAAAAAATACTTGATTATTCTCATTTGTGAGATTAGAATGCACACCGATGACAAGTTAAGCAGTCTTGTTTTTATTTTTAATCTCTACTTAATAAGGAAAGGAGTTGGTTTATGCTTAATAAAGCAATCGCAGATAAGTTAAATGAACAAATCAATTTAGAGTTCTACTCTTCTAATGTTTATTTACAAATGAGTTCTTGGTGTAGCAAGCACGGTTACGAAGGTGCTGCAGCATTCTTACTTCGTCATGCTGATGAAGAATTAGAACACATGCAAAAATTATTCAAATATGTGAGTGAAACAAGTGGTATGCCACTTTTAGGTAAAATTGATGCACCTAAAAATGACTACAAATCACTTAAAGAAGTGTTTGAAACCACACTTGAACACGAAAAATTCATTACTTCTAAAATTAATGAATTAGTTGAAGTGACTTTTGCAAACAAAGACTATTCTACTTTTAACTTCTTACAATGGTACGTTGCAGAACAACACGAAGAAGAAAAATTATTCAATAGCATTATTGATAAATTTAACTTGGTGGGTGAAGACGGTCGTTCGCTTTACTTTATCGATCGTGATTTAGCAACATTATAATTTTAAAAGGAGAATACAAAATGTTATCATCAAACGTAATCAAATTATTAAATGATCAAATGAACCTTGAGTTCTACTCTTCAAACCTTTACTTACAAATGAGCGCATGGTGCGAACAAAATGGTTTTGAAGGTGCAGCTAAATTCTTATCAGCTCACGCTGCAGAAGAAATGCAACACATGCGTAAATTATTCACTTATTTAAATGAAACTGGTGCATTAGCGGTAATCACTACAATTGAAGCGCCTGCGCATGAGTACAAATCATTAAAAGAAATCATTGAATTAACTTACGAACACGAAAAATTGATCACAAGTAAAATCAATGAATTAGTGGGTAAAACTTTTGAAGAAAAAGACTACTCTGCGTTCAATTTCTTACAATGGTATGTTGCAGAACAACACGAAGAAGAGAAATTATTCAGCGGTATTTTAGACAAATTAAATCTTCTTGGCGAAGATGGCAAAGGTTTATTCTTAATTGATAAAGATTTAGGTAACCTTGCTGGTCAAACCGCTTAATTAGATAATCATAAAGCTTAGTAGAAATACTAAGCTTTTATTTTACCTATAATTTGTGACAACGTATCAAATTATTTTAAACTTCCCTTTTCTTTTTGAATACAAGTTGATGAAATTTAAAACAACCACACGTTTTTAATGAAATTTTACTTGCAACGAAGTAAGATAAACGTATAATTCAGATCAACCCAAATGCCTGGGTGGCGAAATTGGTAGACGCAGCGGATTCAAAATCCGCCGGTGAATAACCGTGTCGGTTCGAGTCCGACCCTAGGCACCATATTATAATCCTCGTTCATTGGACGGGGATTTTTATTTCCCAATTTTCTACATTTAAAATCAATCGCTTATGAGCTTATTTAGCTATAAATTCTAAGTTTATTTTTTGCCTGTATTGCTATTTTTTATCTGATTTTATATATTTTTATCTGCTGACTGCACCAAAACTGCACCACTTTTTAAGGAACTGCACCAGCTAAAATATAAAGGTAAAAATATGGCTACTATACATAAGCGTGGCAATAAATGGCGTGCGCAAGTTTATGACAATGGAGGGCGTAGATCTAAATCTTTCAACACTAAAGGCGAGGCAACGCAATGGGCTTTAGAAGAAGAGCGAAAGTTAGACCTACAAAAGAAAGGATTGCAACCTGAAACGCTATTATCGGATGTTGTTGAGCGCTATTTAAAAGAAATTACACCAACTAAACGAGGCGTGCGGCACGAAACTTTAAGGCTTAATAGGTTTATGCAACACCCTATTTGCAGTAAATATATAGGTGATGTTACAAGGAAAGATTTTGAATTATGGATTGCTGAAAGGGAAAAATCAGTTAGCGGTGAAAGTATTAGGCGAGAGCTATCCACTATCAAACATATTTTTACCGTTGCGGTTGAGCGTTGGGATTATATTGAAAGAAATCCTACTGCCGGGCTTGTCTTACCAAAAGGAAGTCCACCAAGAACGCAACGATATTCTGATGAAGAAATAGAACGACTACTCTATGTTAGCAGCTATCACGATACATTAAAGACTGTTAGGGCGAGAACTGGCGCAGTGATGCTGTTTGCTATCGAAACTGCAATGCGAGCCGGTGAAATTTGTGGGCTAACTTGGGATAATGTTGATTTTGAGGATAGAACTGCATATTTACCGATAACTAAAAACGGCTCTTCTCGAAGAGTACCTTTATCGAAAAAGGCTATCGCAATTTTAGAAAGGTTAAAAGAAGAAGTTGGCAATACTGGAACGTGCTTTCAAATTGAATCAAAGTCACTTGATGCAACATTTAGAAAATTGAAAAAAATGGCGATGTGCGAGCATTTGCATTTTCATGATACCCGAAGAGAGGCGCTAACTAGATTAGCGAAAAAGGTTGACGTAATGACTTTGGCTAAAATCTCAGGCCACAAAGACATCAGAATCTTGCAAAACGTTTACTATGCGCCAAATATGAAAGATATTGCTGGATTATTAGATTAATAAAGGAAAATTAAAAGAAAGATTAAAGAGCGGTCAAATTAACCGCTCTTTTTTTATTTAGAATGTTCTTGGCGTAAACATAGTTGATTTATACTGATTTTGTTTCGCCGCCCATTCTTTTGCCTCTTCCGATGCCCTTGCAAAATTCTGACGAGCAACTTCTTCTCGTTTTTCTCTTGCAATTTGAGCAGCTTGTTGTGGCGAAATACTGTTTACATCAATCATATTTCTTGCCGGCGCAGCAATGGAAGATGTTGTTGCTTTAACTTCTTTTGCAACTTCTTTCGGTTTAGGGTCGTACAAATCCATATCACCACCACTGGTAGCATAAAGCGCACGGCCCATTTGCTCTCCACCTTTGAACGCAGATATAACACCAGGGCTTTTCAGATAATTAGATCTCTCATTTGAAAGATTATCAATCTGTTTAGCAATTACTTCTCTTTGAGCGGCATCTTCTGTTGAGGATAACTTATCTTGCAACGCACCTAATTGAGCATCATAAACACCTAACACTTGCACTGCACCAGTTAGATTTTTTTGAGCCTCTTTCATTCCATCGCCACTTCCGCCACTTGCTCTAGCGTATTTAGCTTTAATTCGAGCTATGGCGGTTGCCTCAGAAATATTATTGCTTAGTTTAATGTTCTCTAACTCAATATCTTGCTGATGTTTTTTATCAAGTTGTTCGCTTTCAAAGGCTCTCTGTTTATCAGATTCTTTTCCTTTCCAATCTAATAATTTTGCAGTTTCCTCATTTTTCCAGGCTTGCTCTACATTTTTAACAACACCAGTGCCAAGTCCTTGAGCCATCGCAGCTAAAATGCCAACTAATCCCATAATTATGCCCCTTATTGCATTGATTGAGGTTTATTGCCTTGCATTTGTGATTGGCGTTGATTTTCAAGCTCTGATGCTTTACCAATCATATCAACATATTGCTGTTCTTCTTCAGGCGGTAAAATGCCGTTTGTTGCCTCGCCAAATTGATCTAACGCATCCATTAAAATGTCGATAAGGATGTCATCAATTTGTTCTTCAGGAACGCCAATTTGTTGCAATAATTGCATTGCTAAATCTTTTGCAACTTGCATCATCACTTGAGGTGGGATTGTTTTGCCATTTTGTTGAGCGGCTTGAATGTTTGTAATCATTGCCGTTGCCACTAAATCTGCAACACCTTTTTCAACACCTTTTTGCTCAATTCGCTCTTGTGCAACGTTAGCGATAGCATTAACGGAATTTTCCATTAGCATTTTATACATTTGAGCTTTGCCGCCTTGTTGTTCTTGATTTTGCATCATACCACCAGGCTGACTTTGAGCCATAACATCTTGATTGCCACCTTGAGTTTGTTGAGCCATTGAATCTAGAATACCCATCTTTTAATCCTTTTATTTGATTGAAATGTTGTTCCAAAGGTTTACAAGTTGAGGAATTTTGTAAACCATATTGTCGCTTGATTTATTGCCATTATTAGCGCCAAGTTGTTTTTGCATTCTGTCTAAAATGCCTTGGCTTTCTATTGGCTCGCTATTTCCAGCCATTTTTCGCATTTGCTCCCAATCTTTCATCGCTTGCGCTTTTTTAGCTTTATCCTCGATAATCATTTCGTTCAGAACAGGAGAATTAACTTTATCGGCCGCATGCTGCATCGCTGAATTATAACGAGAGTTATCGGCAATAACCTTGGCCGCCGTGCCAATAGGAGCTGTACCAACTCCACCAGTTGCGGCCCCGCCAACAAACCCAAGAGCAGTCGCCCCCCAGCCTTTGAGCTTAGAACCCCAACCGTCCATATCTTCACTAAAAGCATCCTTGACTTTTTGCGATTCTGTTTGATATACAGCTTTTTGTCCTGGCGTCATTCTCCCAAGAATTTTACCCTCTTTATTTAATAAGGCATCAGCAGCCGTGCCAGTTTTTGTTAATCCTAATTGCGTTACCCCAGATGCGATAGCTTCAGCCATAGAAGTTGGCTCAAGCGTTGAACCAACTATTGATGAAACAACGCTACCAATAGCATTACCCTTATGCTCTCTAGAAAGACTTTCGCCGGCATAATGATGAGCTATATCCCTAATTCTATCCTTTGGTGTGAGCGCATTGATATTATCCCAATCTTGTCTTGGCGAATACGGCGCTTGCACGCCACCTTTACCAAACAATCCACCTGTAAGATTTTTTTGATCAACAGTTGGATTATTGTATTGACTCAATGATTTATTGGCATTGCTTTGATAGTGAGAATTAACGCTTTTACTAATAACGCTTTGCCCACCAAAACCACTTTCACTACTTAAACGATTACCACCACTAAAACCACCATTTCTAAAGGTATTGTTGAAGTTGTTGGTATATCCGTTATTTTTACCATACGAATCAAGATGACGATTCATTCTGTCTATCGTGCTTTCGTAGTTATCGCTGCTCTCATGCTCTTGCCAACCGCCTCGGCTATCATTAGCACGCTCATAGCCGGCTCGCTCCATGCTTTCGCCAAAACTATCGCTAATTGATTTAGATTCTGATCGAGCCATAATTAAACGCCTTTATTTTTACGTTCTAATTTACTTTGCATTTCCGTTAAAATTCCACCGTTTGCCAAGCCTGGTGAATTATCAACGGTTAAAGTTTTGTAAGAAATATCAACATCTGGCACTGCTGAATACTGAGATTTAAGTTTATCTTGCATATTCAATAGCTCTCGCTGTTGTTTCATTAAGTCCTTATTAGCCTCTTTTTGAGCTAAATAACCACCAACACCAAGCAAGGTCGATCCAATTAGGTTTGTTGCCTCTTTATGATTACTCATCCAATCTGCGGTAGAACTAGCTGCATCGCCAAGCCAAGATGCCGCATCACTAACTGCACTCCAAGCGCTATCCCAAAATGACATAATTAGCCTCCTTATTTCATTTCTATTGTTGGTACACCGAGATTAGGGAACGATGCCCAATTTTGTTTCGTTGTCGGGATTCCTTGCATGAATTTTGACATGAAATTAAGCTCAGAATCTCGGCTCGCTTTTAGCTGGTTGATAGCTTTTTCTTTATCTTCAGCTTTCATTGCAGTGTTATTCAACACGGCAGCAATCTGCGCATCAAAGTTGTTAGTGATCTGCATTGTAAAATCAATCGATTTACCGATAGTGTTAGCTGATACTTGAGCATTGAGATTTTTCATTTCATTCGCATGATTTAAGTTAGCTAAATCACGTTGATGACTTCTGTCCAATGCTGTTTGTGATGCGGTAAATTGATTTTGAGCTTGATTCAATCGACTTTGATTGTTGTAATTCAAATCTGACTGTAATTGAGCTAAACTGCGTTGATGACCACGGTCAAGCTCTGCTTGAGCTGCCGCAAATTGATTTTGCGCTTGATTCAAGCGGCTTTGATTGCTGTAATTTAAATCAGATTGCAACTGAGCCATTCCACGCTGATGACCACGATCTAATTCTGCTTGAGATGCGGCGAATTGATTTTGCGCTTGATTCAAACGGCTTTGATTTTGATAATTCAAATCAGCTTGCAATCGAGTTTGCTTTTCAGTAAAAGCATTTTGAGTATCTTGGCTTGCAATAGGCATTGCCGCATCGAGCATCGCACGTTGTGCAGCCTCAGCGCCAATAGTGGAATTTTGTAAACCACGATTAGCCGCAATTCTCTCCCCTTTCGCCGCCGCACTATTCATCAATAATGAATTGCCATTTAGAATATTGGCAACATTCCCCGCCATTGTTTGAGAATTATCTTTCTCAGGCGTTGGCGAAATAGTTGGCGCTTTAGGCTGTTTTCTTAACGCATCAGACATTGATCCTAGAATTGACATATATTCTCCCAAGAATGAAAAAAGCCGCTATTTAGCGACCTCTTGTTGAAAACTTATCTTATTATTTAATTTAGTAAAAACAACCGCAATTTGATTCGGACTAAATCGCCAACCACTCTCACCTCCATATATCGCATTAAAGCACCACTCGCTGCAAAAATATTTTGAGCGTTTTTGCTTAATACCAAGCACGATACCTAACGCGCCCCACCAGTCATATTTACAACCAAGAGTGCGGTTAAAATAGTTTTTGATTTGCTCCTCAGTAACCTCATTAAGCTGGATTAAATCCCACTTCGTGCTATCTGATACATCAATCTGCTTGTAACGTACGCCGCCATCCTGTACTGATGACGAATAACAATCAAAAAGAGTTTCACTGCGTTTAATAGCTATTTCGCAGTGCGAATATTTCCCTTTTGTGAAAAAACGGGTGATGATGTCAGCAATCTTTTTGACTGGCTCTTTGCGCCAGTCTCGTTTGTGTTTGTACATTGCCAAATAAATTTTAGCCATTTTGATATGCCTCCATCAAGTTATCCATTTGCTTAATAATGTCATTATGAATTGATTGTAATTGCTCAAGCGTAAGAGTGGGTGCTTTTAGCTCATACTTGCGCATACGTTGATTGGCAAGCTCCATTTGTAGTTTTTCCAAGCCTGCTGCTTGCACTAAAATTAAATCTGTTGCCGCTTTGTTGTTTAAACCTGCGCGTTTGGCAAAATCTGTAATATAACGGCTACAGTCACCTTGATAGTTTGCTGCCTTATAAGCTTCAGCAGCCGTTTGACGCTCACGGTACTCACTCTCAAATCTCGTCCAAGTGCTGTAGATTTTGGCAGCGTGCTCGTCGATATTAGCGATAAGGCGAGTTTGAGCCTCAGCTAAAAGTGTGGTTTGTTTTTCGGGTGAAACCTCCCAGGTGAGCGTATCAAGATTTAATACGTGCGCTGCACTAGGTTTTGGATCAATTAATACCGGGTTGCCTGTTTTATCTGCAATGATTTGTTTGCCCTGCGCTTGGCCATTAAGTAGCTCAATATATTTATCTTGGCTAATTTCAACAGCACCTTCAGGCACAAATCCATCATTCGTATCGTCAAAAAAACCTTCTTTAAAATACATGGTCATTATTTCCATCTCCCAATCGCTAAGAATTGCAAACGGCACGCCCCCTGGTTTGGATTGCTATGCTCGTAGTTATACCAATACAATGTTGTCCCTGTTGATTTTGTTAGGATGTTCACACCAACATCGTGACTATCATCTATGGATGATGTTATATTCCCAAAAACTAACGGCTTGCCAACAAATGATACTGCCCACGTTAATTGTTTCGGTCCTGGTCCGCCAAGTCCGCTGTTCGCTCCATGGACATCATTAAAATCTACAAAATATGTTTGGAGCATCGTCCCATCTGGATATTTACGCACCTCAAAATTGCCAATTTTTTGGTAGGAAAAATCGGTATCGAGCAACACAGTACCGCCTCGCTCAGGGAAGTTGATCTCATATCTATCCTCAACCCATAATTTAAAATGATAGCCAACTAGCTCAAATCTTGCATGTTTGCCATCCTGTCTATCGATATTCAATCCAGCATAATTACCTAATTGCTTAACTGTTACATAGTTAAAATCATTTTGATGCGTTTTATTTAGTGACCGACTACCTGTTTTTACATCGCCTGTGCTAACAAAGTCACCATTATGCTCAAAAGACCATGTTAGGAAGTGTCCGTTATCCTCAATTAAATGGATAATACCTCGTCCAAATCCATAGCCTCCACTTTGAGATGTTGTGTAACCCAATGAAAACGCAGCGCCATAAGCCCCAGCACCATTAACTAATCCTTTAATAAATGGATGGTAAGTATCACGACTAACTGAGCCGGCTGCCGTAACAATATATGGCGCATCAAATGAATATTGTCCAGCATAAGATCCATGCCCTCTTTGCCCGGTAGAAATAGAAGTGTCAGCAATAAATCTAGAGCCATCATATCCAAATTTCTTACCAGCAGTACCAAAAGCAATATAACCTTGTTTTTTATCTGTATTACCTTTTACGCCAACGGAATTTGCAATATTAACATCGCCAATATAAGCATCATCGCCGATTTTAATACTTTCACCTGTTGCATTTTCTGTTACTTCAATGCTTGGCAATTTAAGTTTGCCTGTCATTGTGTCGCCTGATTTATTAACCGCCCAACTTCTGTATGCAACAGTATCGCCATCTCCTAATATTGCTGGAAATGATAGATAAACACGTTTTCCCGTATTAGGATTGAATAGCATATTAAATCGGCGATTTGCATCTTCATGCGAATTAGGATGAACTTCTAATTGCCAATAGCCTTGCGATGTTTCAAGTTGAAAAGCGCTCCATCCTCCCGATGAACTGTTTTTTGCTCTTAGAATGCCGTTTATTGTTGTATTGCCATCTTTTGGAACTTTGTTATCTGCATTATTGTTAGCCTCAACGGCTTTATCATACGCTTTTTTAACCGCTAGGCTTGTTGCTACATTATCTTCACTTGTTGAATTAATGTTGGATGAAAGTTTAGATACAAGAAGATATTTCGTTAGTGATGTTTGCACTGTTGCAATCATCTGTGCTAGTTTTTTACCCGCTTTTGCGGTTAAACCTAGGCTTTCACTTTCTAAACCAGTATCGTTAGTAAGCAACACAATGCCTTTAGTTTGAGTGTCGGCACTCGGAACATGAAGTATTTTAGTGTACTCCACTTCTCCATCTGCTAGACTTCTGGCTTTTTCAGCCGATTGCGCAGCCTCTTCAGCTTTACTTGTGGCTATATCGGCATTGTTTTTGGATGTAATTGCGGCTGATGATGCAGTTGTTTCAGATTGTGCCGCTTTAGTTGCATAGTGATAAGCCGAATATTGATTGTCTTGTACGACTTCATTAACTGGATTGGCCGCCCATTTGTGAGCCATGTTTTCAGAATTACTAGCCGCTTGCTGGCTGCTTTGTGCGGATGTCGCCGCTTGTGTTGCCGTATCAGCTTTTTGAGTTGCAGTTAAAGTATTTGCAGCAACAGATTGCGTATTTTGAGCGACTTGTTGAGCTTTATCTGTTACATCATCTCTCGCATTATTAACGCTCTTTTCTGTTTCAGTGAGCATTTTTAGCGGCACTGGGTGCATCGGATCAGTTGGCTCGGGGATTAATGGACTTTCTTTAAACCCTCTCCCATCATCTCGCATCTCAGGAATGCGCTCAAAACTCGTTTGAATTGCATCAAATTCATCAGATACGGCTTGTCCGTCAGCTTTTGTGTATGGAGTAAATTGATGTTTGCGTTTATACCAGCTTTTTTTAGACACGATAATTTCTCCGGGTGATATAATTTAAGATAAGTCCACTAATTTCAAATTGTGGAGAGTAGATTGATGAGCCAGCAAATGATAAGGCAATATTTCGGCTATACCCTGATAATTGTAGTGTAGGCGTTGAGTAATCTTCAGCAGACCAAAGAAAATCATTCCAAAGAGAATCATTCCAACGACCGCCGCCGCCGGCAATTTCTAAATCTTTACTTAATGCGGCTGAATGATAGTTTGAATTGTAATCAAGATCGAAACGGAAACTTATTTTTGATTTTCCATCGGTTGTTGCTTGCAATTCAGCGCTATGCCAGCTTTTTATTAATGTTGGCGATCCGCAATGGTTAAATGCCATTTTTACAGTCCAATCTATGCTTTTACCCGAAAAGGAATAGCATTTATCAGACTGGCGATAGACTTTACCATCGCTAAAAGTAATATAAACTTGATTAGGCGATTGCCAAAGACCTTGTAACGGCTCAGGGTAAATAAAAGATGTACTTCTCGTTGTGCCGTCAGGTTGCACCATTACGCATAAGTGCCGCCCCTCAGACGAATAGAATCGAACTTGGTTTGATTTAGCTTTAGTGGAGGAATAAACAATGTTATACGACTGTTTGTCAAAGGCAAGTTTGCGGTTTGCATCCATTTCGCTTAATCTAAAGTCACCGAATTGCTCGGTTTGATCTATTCTAGTGATGCCGTTTTTTGTAATTGCAATAGGTATAAATGATGTTTGCAACGTATTAGGATTTATGCCGACCGATGAAATGTCTTTTAGCACCCAATCATCACGGCCTGAACCATAAAGCCCCGATGTTTTATTTTGACAACCAATAATTAAAACGCCGCCAGTGGTGGATGATAATGCGGTTATTTCATCCCCTAAACCGAATTGCTCTGAGCCTAACAACACCGCCCAACGGTTAGGATGCCCAACTAATGAATGTCCTAATTGACCACCAGCGAATGATGCAAATAGATGATTTCTATGCGCACAAATATATTGTGGACTATCATTATTCACCAGGATTGGAATGATAATTCCATTTGGGCGCACCTCAATAATCTGCTCACCATTACACCCATAGGCATAATGCGTATTAGAACCACCATAGAAGTTGTGATAGATAAATTGCCAGTCTTTCCCTTTAGTTAAGGAAACTCTGTCGCATTTCTCTATTGTCGCAACGGTTGTGCTATTTATCTGTAATGATTGATTAGCTAAAACAGATTGTGACAAGACAACATAGCCCGATTTACTGTCAGGCGCTAAAGATACTGAGTGAATCACACCTCTAGCATTGCCAGATGTAAAATCCGAGTTATCCAATAAATTTTCAGGCTTAACTAAGTTTTTTAGCTTTGCAATATACGTTGCTTGAGCAGCCGTCCAACTATTATCTGAGCTAATAAATGCACTGCATCTATCGCCGTCATCACGAAAGGCAATCAGCCTATTATCCAATTCCACAACGCCACGAATATTTCCTGTTCCTGGCACAGGGAAAACGGCATCAACGCCTAACTGAAATGCTTTTCCTCGATAAGCTAAATCATCAGAAAAATCACCATCAACAGAACTGTTTACATAACTTGCTGTAAAGCTAACGCCACTAACAGAAAAACTTGTTCCGTTAGTTATAGTTACTGGCTTTAAAAATGCAACAATGAAAGCATCATCTAACACGTCAATAATGCGGTATTGTTTACCGTTATGAGTAAATGCTTTGTTGTTGAATTGCTCTTTATTGGCGATACTTCCAACGTGCAACACAGCATAAGTCATTTGAGATGGAATCGTTTTTCCATCCAAACATTCATACCCCTCAATTCTTGAAAATCCACCACCATAAATAGGCTGCACATTTAACGCGCCAATAGCGTCACTACTAGCCTTTGCTATTGGAGGCGTAGATAGATCCATACCACCGCTAATAGCGATAAACTGTGATTGATTTCTCGGTAACTGTGCCATTTATTTGCCTAATGATGGAGTTGGTAAGAACTGAGTGCAAAGTAAGTGTAAATATTTATCCCATTCGTTTTGCCCACGCAAAATTAACTCTTGAGCATTTTGCGATAAAGCTTTGCCTTGCATTGCATAATACACAATGGCCACATGGAATTTTTCAGGAATAAAAGGAGCATCAGCAGATTCTTCAAGAATTTGAGGATTTTTAGAAGAGAATCCCTCACCCCAAAAATCCTCACTCCAATCACGCAAAGATTGAATATCTAGCCACGATTCACGAATTGCATCAACATACTCTAGACTACGACCTTTCTGATTGGATACGCCGAATGGACCTTCACCTGTATCATTCATTTCACGGCGTAACCGTTGAGCAAGTTGAAGATAATTCATTATTCATCACCTAATACTGTAATTGAGAATCGAGGTGCAAAGTATTCTTCTAATTTACCACCATCAACAAGTTTGAAACGATGATCGCCAGCTTTAGCCAATAATTGATATGCAGGCTCTGGAATTGATACTTCTTCTCCACGTTTGATTAGCGCATCCCAATCACCGAGACCTACATAAACATCACTATTGTCAGTTTCGCTTGGCGCAATAATGATTCGTACACGTTTATGTGCAAATAATGGAAGATCGCTTTGATCTTCTTGTGACGCTTGAGGTTGTAATTGCACTTCCGCATCAGGGCGTAAAATGCCATTTGCTGATTCAAATTCAAGAATTGCTTGAACTAACTCTTCTTTTTTGCCGTCTTTTTCAACGCCGCAATAATCGCGCAAATGAGCAACCAATTCTTCTTTTGTTGCTTTTTTTAAATCAATAAATGGATAAGCCATTATGTCCTCACTAAAAAAATAAAGCCCTCGCAAGGAGGGCTTTTGGTTTACGAATTAAAACTAAAGTGATGATGCAGCCACTTCTAAACGAACTAACCAAGCATCGTTTAGGATTTTACCCGCCCACCAAGTTTTCCATGCAACTGAACCTTTTTGACCTAAAGGGTCACCTTGCTCAGCCTTACCAGGATTGCGCACTAAAATTTGTGCGGCATCTTTACCTTTTAATGGGCAAGTTGCGTAAGCATCTTGACCGAATACGGCGATTTTATACACGTCCGCTTTAGATCCAGCAGTAGATAACACTTTATTGGCCGTTGGCGTGCCACCTTTGTTGATTTCAGGTGTGAATAAAGGCGATGTAATAAAGCGCACGTTTTCCACTGTTCCAAACTCTTGCGGGACAATAGGCTGACGAGAGCCGTATTCTGCAACCGGAGTAAATCCAGGCAAGCTGCGAATATCAGCCTCTAAGTCAGTATGGCATACCGCAATATATGCGGCTTCAATCGGTTTAGTACCGTATTTGATTGAGCCATCAAGGATAGATGTTTTTTTCTTCGCACGATTGCGCTGCAACTTACGAACAGCCGCTCGAACATGATTAATGCTTAATGCAGTGTTTACATCGTTTGATGATGTACCGTTGGCAAAGATTACATTTGTACCACCACTAATCGCGCCCCAAGCCAAAAGCTCGGTAGTCTCAGCGGCTTGTTCGCCAGAAATCAACACCAAGTCACTTAAAACCTGATCTTCGTGCGTATCTTGAATTACATCTGTAATTTCAGACCAAGAACCATACTGCCCTAATGTTGCGGTCACATCCTCATACACCATTTTTTGAGAGTCCGGAGTAACACCCTCAGTTAATGGAGTGGTTGCCGGCGCAAATGGTTTAGGACGACGGAATTTAATAGTTTGCGTCTTGTTTTGTGGGATTGGCTTTGTTTGCCCTAGCTTATTTAAAATCAACACTGGCTCAGCATGGGCAAGCATTTTAGCTTCCGCATAAACTTGTGTACGTGGTGAAATATCTGTATATGTGGTTGTAGCCATGATAAATTTTCCTCAAATGAACTAACTTACTTATCGCTGTTTAGCAAATTCAGCAGCGAATTGGTTGAACAACGATTCTTCATCAACTTCATTGCCACCTTTTGGACTTGTGCGACCAGTAGGGAGTGACAATGCTGAAAGCTGCTGAGAACGTTTATTCCGTTGCTCTGAGATTGATGTGGCAGTCTTTTTGTATTCGTTTAGTAAGTAGATAGCATCTTGCGGATCGTCTGATTTAAACAATGCTTTGATGCCTTTTGGTTGATTATCTACCCATCTATGGAACATTGGATCGCCTAAAATATCGTTTGCATCAGGAACGACTTGAGTAACTAAAGAGATTGAGCTATCAAGTTGTTGCTGCGCAAAATCTTGCATATTTGCATCGACCATCTGAGCAATCGGCGCTGAAATATCATTAAGGCGTTGATTTTGTCCGGCAAGAATGCGGGATAATACATCGGCAACTTCAGGATAGTCCGCACGCAAATTATCTAACTCACCATCAAAGGTAGTTTGACTTTGCTCGAGCTGCTCTAACGCTGCCTTAGCCTGTTGATATTTCTTAGAGAGAGCGCCAACACGACCACGTTGAGATTTAGCCATGTGTTCGTATCTCTCTTTTTCTGCTTTCATCAAACGGAAATGATCTTTCACTTCATCTGTGGCATCAGATAACCATTCAGGCAATACTTCCTCTTTTTCATCCGGCTGTTGCGGGATATTTTCTTGAGTGGTATCTTCCATGCGTTGATCGGGCGCTGGCTGTTTGGTTTCATCTGCGACTGACGGTTTAACTTCAGCAGTTAGTCCACCTGATTCAAGTTGATTAGCGGCCTCATCGAAAGCAGCATCAGCATTAAATTCTGTGGTGTCTTGATTTTCCATTTATTACCTCATTAAGCGGCATATAGCGGCTTGTGATAATTCGTTGATAACAAAAAGCCCACTCATTGAGCGGGCTTGTATTTAACCGTTTAGATCTGATACTAAACTTCTTAATTCTTTAATCTGACCTCTTAGAATATTGTATTGCTGCGGCGTTAACCCCTCAGCGCATAAATCCTGACAATACTCATCGATCCGTTTATTTAGGTAGGAGATTAGAGAATTTCTATCTGTTGAGTTTGATAAAATTAATTTCTGCATAAAATCCCCAATAAAAAAACCGAATTGCATTTCTACAATTCGGCTATTTTGTTGAATTTTACTGCAAATATTTTTAAATGTCAATGGATTAGTGTGTATTTAATCCCTCCATTTGTCGATATTTACGCAACAATCGTGCTTGTACGCCGCTCATTTCTTTGTTGTATCGTTTGATTCCGTTTTCATAGGCGACTGCGCTAATCTGCCCGGAACGTAAAGCACGGGTAAGCTTGCTCTTTTCCGCTCTTGCTTGCTTAATAATGCTTTCTTCTTCTTGACTAAATTTAATCATTTTGATTTTGTCATTATCAAGCCATCCATCTAACGCTTTACGCTCTTTTCTTGATTCGTACTCAGCCTTAACCTTTCTAGCCTCTTCGCTTGCCTCATAGTATCGGCTTTGAATTGCAAATTCGTTTGTTGTGCCGATGAATTGATTTAAGAGAGGTGTACGAGTTTTACGGCCAAGCTGTTCACGATTTGGATTTTCCACAAGAACAGTGTTCAACTCCCTTAAGCTTCCAAGCATTGCGCCATAGCCATCAAATAGATTTTTGATTTGCTCAGGGTGCATATCAATACCTAGTGAATCATTAAGATAAATAGCTGCATCCTTCCAGAATTGAGCAGTTGTCACTTTGGATTGTTCTGCTTTTAACTTATCTCTACTCACATAGTTAGTCGTAATTTGCCCTCCAAAAGCGGAGCGGTTTAAGGCGTTTTGTACTAGCGGTTGCAGTATTGATGGAGTAATAGTTAATGCAGCTTTCTCCAATGGGTATTTAGCAGCGGAAATTTCAGACGGTGAAACTGGCGAGAATGTTTTGAGAGAATGCACAAACATATTAGTGCCGGCCTCAGTCATTGAAATATCGCCAACCGCACCTTTTACAAGGTTTGTTGAAAAATTCCATGCCATTTGCGCCATACCAAAACCAACTGGGATTTTGAAGTATTTACCCTCACCAAGTGGAATCGGGATATAACGAGTGATGTCGCCAAGCTGATCCATTTTATTGCCGCCCTCGTCCTCATCGTCCATCGAGCGCAATACAGTGTAAAGCGAAGTCATTACAGCCATGTATGCAGCAAAGCGGATTTGACCTTTACGAGTAGATAGGTAACGCATTAAGTTGGCCGCACCCATTACAGTTGGTTGCGAGAACATATACAATGCTTTAATGCCACGCATTTTTGAGCCAGTTTTGCGGAAGTTGGTTAATTCTAACGTTGTCGCCGCCGCTTGTTTTGAATCAATGCCGTTATCAACTAACGCTTTATAGGATGCTAACGCTGATACTGTATCAAACATCTTATTGTAACCCTCAAGCACTTTGCCAGCTTTCTCAAGTTTACCGGCCATTGGGTTATTTTCTTTTTTCAAGCGTTTGATTAAATCCACCTCGGATTTATCCAAATAAGTACCGTAGTTTGAAACGCCACCCTCTTTGAGTAACTGTTTAAGCATACGCTCTGCCGGCACACTATCACGCAATTCTTGACCAAAGCCAAGGCGTTTAGTTGCTTGCCATACTTCTTTGTCGGTAAAAGCATTCGCAATGGTTGCACGACCGATTTTATCCATAGTCTTGCTATCTACTAAACGATTATTTTTATCGTAGAGTTTTTGCACTCGGATGAATTCTGATTTTTCCCATGTATCACGCATCATGTTCCCCGGAGCGAACATCAATGTCCATTGCGTTACACCGCGCGCATACCATCCTGTCGGTTTAGAGATGACTTTCAAGAATGCGTTGGCGTGTTCAACATTGTCATTACGCAATGATTCCATCGCTTGAGTTGGCAATTCATACTCATAATATTCACCTCTCTCTTTGCGAATCAGAACATTATCGCTTGAGCGGGTTAAGCCCTGCATTTTGCGTTTGCTAATACCAAGATTAGCCGTTGCCTGTTCCCTTGCTTGAGCATCGGAATAGCCTTTATCTTTCAATAAAGCCACTTCTGTTTCAAACAAGTCATCAATTCTAGATTTAAACTCAGCAAAGCCGGCATAGGTGGTGGATTTACCGATTGACTTCCAAACAGCATCAATCGCATCTTCAGCCTCAGAACTTGTACGACCTTTTAATGTTTTATCTCGAGCAATGTTAAGTGCACTTGAGCCAGCGCCAGAGATAATATCAACATCTGCATCAGCATTCGGATCGCCAGTTAAAGGCACATAATGGCGATTAGCCTTGTATTCTTGATATTCAGCCTCAGTGTATCGACCGCTTGCACGATCAATATCTAATCTTGATTGATTGAGATCGTAAACGAGATCGGCTACATATTCTAAGTTAGAACGGCTGATATGTTTTTCTGTATTACTCATAATCAATTCAGCCTCAGGAATTGACCAACCGCCAGCAACCCCAACTTTAAAGCGATTGCCTTTGTTTTTGTAATCCGTGTTGTAAATATCAGCCTTACGGTTATCGTATTGCTCTTTTGCTTTTAGATAAGCCTCATTTAAGCGGCGCACTTCTGCACTTGTACCGTTTTGTTTAGCGTTATCCAATAAGCGTTTTGTATCACGCATTGCTTTTTCATCACGATTTAGCAAATCAATGTTTTTCTCAATGGAATAGCGAGCTGAAATCCAGTTACCAACCATTCTTTTCATTGTTAATTCATCAATCGGATTTTTGCTTTTCTTGGTTTCTTTAGATAAAGCTGCAATTTTAGATAGGATAGGTTTTAAATAAGCCTGTTCTAATTCTGAATTTAACGCATCACGTTTACCCTTAGCTGTGTACATTGCATCTTTTAAGCGGCGTTTTTCATGGTCACGGCTGCTAGTGTTGCCTGTTTGATCTTCAAGGTGCATTGAATCAATCCAATCATTCACCGGGCGCAAGCTATCAGCTAACCATTCATCAACTTTACCAATCGCACGATTAAAGCGCTCTTTAAATCCTGAGAAGTCTTTAGATTTTAAGCTATCCCATGCGCTAGGCTCACTATCTGCCACGCCTGTCATCGCTAAATCAAGAGCGGATTGAACTGTGTTGGTACGAGAGAATCGAATATCATTATTTTCTTTGGAGAATGCGCCTGTATTATCGGTTGCGGATTTTATTTGGTTAGAATCAAAGGCAACAATTTCTTGTCTGTTAGGATATAAAACGCCATCATAACCGGCATCTTTTAGGATTGAACTAAAAGCTCCGGCATATTGGTTTCTCACCGAAAATGAATTTCCTACGTTGAAAATAAAAGGATCAACTGTGTAATCTTCGTAACCTTGTTCAGAGAGTCTATTGGTTAAATGCTCCGCGACTTCCTCAGCAGATGTAAAATCACTAGGTCTAAATGGGTTCTTTAATGATACATACGCACCAATAATTTTTTCTCCATACGACTCCGAGGTTGTTCTATTTGGAGATAAGTAGAACCCTTTTCCTCTTAACCCTTTATCATTTCCTGCGCCCGCTTTATTCTTGTCAAATACATTAAATTCCGCACCTGTTCCGTGATACGCAATCAATGGCTCACCCGTTCTTTCATTCACGACCTTACTTGCGTTTTCAGGATCGTTTTCCCAATCACCGAACCACGCTTTAAACTCAGGAGAGCGCACTTGTTGCCATTGTTTGAATGTCAGCTCGGTTTCGCCTTTTGCTTTCGCTTGGTTATAGCGTTCTTCAGTTAATTCTTCATTTCGGCTAAAGCGCAAATTATCTGCACTATCTGCATTAATAGATAGCTCATCATTGAAAGAAATTGCACCATCTCTCGTTTCTATGATTTCCCATCCATTAGGAGCTAATACTTCTTCGCTAAAATAGCGAACCAATTTTTCGTTATCCCAAAAGCCAGCAGAATCAACTATATCATCAGGATTTGCCTCTTCAATTAAACTATCAATAAATTCCTCATCAGATCTTCCAAATTCACTTTCAAGTAGAGGTTTGTTATCGTTTAGCCAGCCATTTAAAACATTCTTAAATTCGCTAGAACCAGCGTAAATTCTTTTTTCGTTATTGCCCTCAGGTAAAATCCAGTGGCTATTTCCGTAATGCTCAACAGAATGCTCATCTTCTGCAAACATTGAATACCCAACTCCATTATCAGGTGAATCAGAATTATTATTTCTTCTATGATAAATACTATACCGAACTCCATTATCTACTGATGAAATCTCTGTATATTTCCCAATCGCTTTCTCCTTAATTCGAGCAATAAGATTCAATACATCTTCATCAGAAAACTGCGCTGCACGTTCTACACCAAAGAATTTTGATAAGAAGTCTTTGATGCGTTGTGCGGTCATTGCTAACCATGATTTAGTTGATTGTCTTTGACCTTTCTTAATCTCTACACCGTAACGACTTTCAAGCTCATTCCATTTGCCTGTTTCGTGTGCGGCCATCATTTCTGCAATAGCCTCTTCAATCGCAACGGATCGATTGGTTGCGGCTAAATCATCAGTGTTTTTGCGTTGCGTTTGAATAGCATCAGCAATCTGACTAATTGCTTTGTTTTTGCCAACTTCTTGCATCAAGCTATCATAAGAGCCTTTATAGCCAACGTTGATTCCACGGTGCGCCATTTCGTGCCACGCAACGAACTGCAAACGTTCTTCTTTGCTCATTGTTTTAGTTGCCTTGATGCTGTCTGCAATCAATGTAACCTTGCCAGTTTTAGGATTAAACCATCCCTCTACATCGGAAGTGATTAAATGTCGCACATCTTTTGGAGGATTTGCAAAGGTTGCAACTTCAATATGCTCTGCCGCCTTTCCAAAGGTTTGATTTAGGATTTCTTGGGCGCTTTGAACTTCTGGATTAAATTTTGATGCCTGGTCATTTTTTGAGGTTTGGTATTGACTTAGATCGGCTTCGGTTTTAATATTATTAAAAGATTGGCTCATCATTTTTGAATCGATTTTTGAGGGCAATTGGAGCCCGAAAGATTCAATAAATTGTGAGCCTTTTGTTTTATTCCAATACGCCAAGTCATTATTCAGCATATTCTGCAATCCAGCAAGATTTTTGCCGTAAACACTTGCAATATTGATTACCTCTAACCCGTCTTTTGTATTTTTTAAATGCAATGCGCTAATTATCGGCTCGTCACTACCTGTTGATATATTTCTTTCCAATAACTCAGTTAAAATAACATAACCATCATGAGTTGCTTGAGGAGCAGATTTCATAATGGCGATAGGGTGATTGATTTGCTTAGGCAGCTGTTTTAATGTTTCGGCTGTAACATTATGCTTGTCTAACATCACTTTTCTTAATACATCTCGACTCACTAAAACTTTAGTATCTGGCAATCCAAGCATTTTCAGAGCATCTGGAGTTGTACCCATTGGAATATATTGTCTTGATGGTTTGCCACCTTGAATTGTTGTATCTACCGCTTTCGCAAAATCAGAATCAGCGGATTCATTTAAGCTTAAACGGAAATCTGAATTACTATCCTTTTGAATTTGATTATCGGCATTAATATCTTTTGCAATACTGTTCAAATCGCCAAGCGAGCTATCCGCTGTTAATTGTCGCCCTAATTGACTTTGATTCATGTGCGTGGATAAAAGACCGTTACCAACTTGATTAATGCCATCATACTCGGCAGATTGCTGATTGCTTAATGGTTGATTTAAGTCAAATTCTACAAGATTTGAATTTTGGCGTGCTAATGCGCTGTTATACCCAAGATTAACCTCTGGTTGTATGGATAAATCTTTAGTCGCTGCGCCTAAATTGAAATCAATTGGTTGGTTTGGCTCTTTTAATGATGAGACTTCTTCTGATGTTTGTTTGCTGATATTATAAGGCTGCCCGTTTAGATTTTCGCTATCCTGTTGGTTAGATGAAGAATTATATTGTTGATCATCGCTAGTATATTCTTTCGCTTTCTCAGCATAATCCTCTAACCAATGGCGCATAGCTTTACCGTCTTTCGGATCAATGCCGTATGATTGAGCAATATTGCGCACTTCATCAAACGCACGACCAATCACATAATCTTTTCGAGCTTGTTCGTCTGCAAAAATGGTTGGCGTATCAATAAACTCATTCGCACGAGATAAATCATTTTTTCTAAATTGACCAAGAATTGAATGCAATTCAAGCGCACGTTCTAAATTCGGGTCGACTTTGAAAGTGGAGGTTGTTTCTTGTTGTGGCTGTTCTTCATCAAAGAAGTCTGATTCAAATTTTGCTTTCGCTTGTTGCTCTGCAAGTGCTTCTTCTGCTGCTTGTCGTGCTTTAGCAGTTGCGATACCGGCATTATTGAGCGCTTGTACTCGACTAGCTGATACTAAATCGCCTAATTCTGTTGCGCCATGATTGAGCATATCAACATAGTTTCTTAATTGGCTATCAACTGCATCATTACCAGTATTGATATAATTTAAGATTGTGCGTTTTTGATTGTTGAAAGCCATTCTGTCGGTGTGCGTATCAAGTCCACCCATAGCCGAACCAAAGACTGCGCCAAGCACTGCGCCATTGATAGCGTTATCAGCCATGCCCTCAGTTAAATCTTTATTCGGATTTAAATAGTCCTGCTCTGCTTTGTTTAATGCGTATTGCTCGCCAACACCTTGAATAGCCTCAGCACCGCCCTCAACTGCCGCACCTTTTAATAAACCGCCTTTGATTGTTTTAGCCGGCGAACCTAAACCCCAAAATCCACCACCAAGACCACTGACTGAATTTGTCACTAAATCTGTTGCGATAGCCGTTGGATTGAGCGCTGCATCACGACCAACTTTATCAGCAAAGGATTTTTTAGCCATTGTGTAAAGCTCATCTGTGCTTTTACCTTTGCCCTCATCGCTATCTGCAATAGAATAATATTCATCTGAGAATTGTGGGATCTGAGCTAATTGCTCGTTGGTCATGCCCATAACTTCATCACGTTTTTGACCATAACGGCCACCACCTGACATTGCTGACATTGTTGCTGTAATACCAACCATGTTCCAGTATTTTTGCGGAATACCACGTTTAGCAGCTTGCTCAACGGCTGTTTTGCCAACTTCTTCAGCAACTTCTTTTTTGAGCAATAATTTACCGGCTTGTTTTGCACCAATCGTTGCAACTTTACCTGCACCAAGCGTTAAAGCAGTATCAAGGTTTTGACCGATTAGTGAACCTAAATTACCAGCCCACCAACGCAAATTGCGTACACCTTGCCCCTCGCCATCAAACGCATTTTGATTTAAAGCGGCTTTCATTTCATCTGACATTGAGGCAACGTTTTCATCAGCACCCTTCGCCGCCCAATCACCAACATCATGTAACCAATCTGCACCAGTTAAAGCGCCCACACCATGCGCAATATCACTAACGCCTTTCCATGCGCCCATTTGCACCGCATCAACGGTATCAGCCACAATGCCTTGCTGTTTTTTAGGCTCTTGCGCTGTTAATTCAGTATCAAGGTAAGTGGTTGATGCGCCATCTCCTTTCTTGCTACCTGTATCGCCACTGATAATGCCGATCATTTCTTTGTAGTCTTTATTGGAAAGGTAGAAACTCATATATATTTGCCCTTAAAATTTAGTGATAAAAAAAGACCGCACTTTTAAAGTTGCGGCCTGTTATTTGTCTAATCCATAATTACCGGCTGGATTAGTGAGCGGCGTATTCTTCAATGCCACTTCTGTTTTAAATTTCTCTAAATCTATTGCTTGTTTACCTGTTTGAAGTTGTAAATCGGTTGTGAGTTTTGCCGTGCTTAGTTTTTCGTCTAAATCTAGGCGAGCTTGATGCGATTGTTGTGTCATTTGCACCTCGAGCATTTTGATTTCAAGCTCTTTTTCTTTGATTTGAACTTTCATTTGTTCAATCTGAATTTGACTTTGAATTTTCATTTGCTCTAACTGCATTTCGTGCTGTTGTTTTTGTTGTGCAATCTGCATTTGCATTTGTACTTTTAGAATTTCAGGATCTTGCGGTTGTGATGCTTGAGATTCTTGCATTTCCTGTAATTTTTGTTCGTACTCATCACGAGGAATAAGCATGGTTTGCGTTCCCATGCTCATTGATTGCATCAATGTTTTAGCGCCATCGTACCAGTCAAAGGCATACATTAATTGCGGATGCTGACCGAACTTTTGGAAAATATCGATAATCTGCGCTGTTTGAGTTTCTTTGACCAATAGCGCTGATGTACCACGAGCAACAATCTGCATATCGCCTTTGATATTCGGATCATCGCTCATTGCCATGTTATATTCATAGAATCGGCGAATTAATGGTTTAGTGACTGCATCATCCCACTCTTTCACTTGTCTGCGGCGTACTGCGTTTGCGGCGTTCATCAGCATAGACATACCGCCTAGCGTTGGCGTAACCTGTCCTTGCTCGCCCTGCGCAATCATAGGCAATCCACTTTCTTCATCCATGAATGATTTTGAAAGCTGAATGATATTGGCAAATTCTTGCTGACGACTGCTAATATCAAATATACCAAAAGCTCTTTGCGCCTCAATAGTTGCATTCATTGTTGCACGGTCATTAGTCTTCCATAATTTATATGGTGCAAGCTCCCAGTTCCCGTCAACTGGAGTTAGGACGCTGCTATTCACGACTGCTTGTGGCCCGATACCTAAAACTCCGTTATCAATCATGCCTCGCCAAGCGGTATTTAAAATTTCTTGTGCATCACGGCAAAGGTAAGGAATACCAAAGCCAAATACGCAACATACATCAGGCTCGCACGTGTAAATTGAGTAAGGGTATTCGGCTGAATCTAACGGATTGAGGTTTACGCTTAAAATCTTGCCGTTGCCAGCCATCACGATCACGCCATCAATTTCAAGATTAGTCGCCTTTGATTCTTCATCAGTTGGAATGTTGAGCTTATTGCCCTCGCCTAATTGAGAATTAGCGCTCTCTAATACGCTCAATGGAATACCGCCATGATAAGTCCATAATTCATAGCGATTGTCTTTGCTCTGAGTTTCTAAGCCTGATAACGTTCTCAATGTATCAACATAGCCATCCATATCTGAGCTTGCTGTTTTCGTATCTGAGCCGTCTAATTCGCAAAGCTCAAGCACGTTATCTTTCAAATAGTATGGATTTTTAGCTAAAGCCTGTAATTGTTTTTTAGTAACATAACTGCGTTCAAAGACGAATTGGCAATCTTTGATTGTGGATGCGGTCATATCCGGCACAAAATCCCAAGGCAATACTAAACGAGCGGACGGAATTGTTTTAGTCACAATTTCGCCATTCCATTGCCCTATAGCATCTTCTGACCATACTTTTGATTCAACAACATCAACGATAGGCGCACGCAAAATACCAGTTCCCAATACACCGGCATAATGTAAACATAAGCGAGCCTCAGCAGCGTAATCGCACTCGAGCAGCTGATCGTCAATTAGTTTTTCCATCGCCTCTGCACGCTCTTTCGCTTGCTGCATAATTGCACGAGCATTATTTATCTGAGCTGCCATTTGTGGATTGCCGTTATCTTGTTGTTTGGCTATATTTGCAATATCTGGCATAGGCGTTGGCGAAATACCATAATTTTTGTCATCACTTGGGAATAACATATCTGTCATTTGAGCCGTCCAAGCATCGGTTTTCGCACGGGTATAGCCAACAAACACTTTAGATTTACCCGTTGTTGTTGAGGTTGAATATTGGTTGCGATATTGATACATATCTTTTACCCAACGCTCTACAACTGGTTGGCGTTGTTTAATTTGCTCTAATAATTTTGTTTTTAGCTCTGATCCGAAATTCGTGATCGCCTCTAATAATGCGGATTGTTCTTCTGCCATTGTTTAGTACCCTGTCAATGAACTGATTACTTGGTGTGGTTTAATGTTGATGATCTGTTGTTTGAATAAATCAGGCATAGCGCCTAAACATAAATATTGGTTTGCATCGTGCGGATGCGAATAGCGGTTTTTATCCGGCGTTTCAGTGTATTTATCTTCCCCACTGATATTTAATAGGCGGTATGAATAGCCTGTTTCATAACCTTTGATAAGTGTTTTACAGTGTGGACTAATAAGCATTGCCGGCTGTCCTTTACCCACTAAGCGAGATAACCACCAACGAACGGCCTCGAGGCGAGCTGTTGTATTATTTGAATCTGCCGGACGAGCATTAAAGCCATTTTCCAATAGAATTTGAAAGCACGTTTTCTCGTTAGTTTGCGCGCGTTGCACGCCAGCCGGGTCGCCTATCACTTCAATTTCACAACCGTTGTATTTTGATTTAAGTAGAATTGAAAGCTGATCACGGATAAATCGTTCAATACCCATACCAGTTGCAACAACTTCATCAGTGATGCGTAATTGACCGATTGGCGCAACCTGACCGATAATTGCGGCTGGCGTTAGACCAAAGTCAAGACCGATAAATGTTGGCCATCCTTTAACCGGCAATAATTTATCTTTTGATACGTGTAATTCTTTATTGAAGTGATCCATATAAACTGGTTTACCTGTTTGTACTGTTGCGAACTCATTACAGATGCGAGATTTAATCCAGTTGAGCGTTTGACCTTGCAAGCTATCGAACCAGTACCCATAACCTTTCTTATGGTTTTCAACGTTCTCAGCAGACGGATTAGCAACGAATTTATGCCCTTTGTATTCAACGTATAAGCCAGCCTCAATATTGGCTTTAACTTCTCTGGATAAAGAGCTATACGGAATGCCTGTAATATCAATTAATGCACCAGGCTGAGTGAAGAACTCCCATCCTTTAGGCGTTAAACTTTCGCCAGTTTCTTCATCAACGGCTGTTTCAAATTCATGCCACCAGTGATCGTCATCAGGCGAGTTTGTATCCATAATCATGCCGTTCCAGGTTGCGCCATCAAATCCCTCTAATACGCTCTTCTTAGGATAACGACCTGTACGAGTAACCGCCTCAGTAACAAGCAATACTGGCAAGAATTGAGCCTCGTTTATCCAAATCCCTGTAAGCTCAAGTGACATTAGTTTCTTGACGTCTTTTGGCTTATCCATGGATAGAAACATAAATTCAGCCTCAACCGTTGTTTTGCCATCAGGATGATTGATTTTCATCAGTCCTGAGATCGGACTGTCATATTTAATCGGGCAAATGCTGTCAGGAATCCAGTCTTGGAATGTTTTGATCACTGTACCCTTTAACTCAGGGTAAGTGTTCCGCACGCAAGCCCAACGAGTACGGCGAACACCATCAGAATTAGGCTCTTGGTTTAAGCAAATACGGAACATTTCCATCACGCACCCAACTGATTTACCACTACCAATCGGACCACGAATTGCCTTTACTAATGCGTTTGATTTATGTACTCGGCGAAAGGTTGGCGAGGCGATATAATTAATCTTCATTATCGCCGCCTGTAAAATCCATTGTGTATTCCACTTTATGCTTGCTTGCTGCTCTTGCGCCTAACTCTTGTGCGAGCTTGTCAGCTTTAAGCAAGGTTTCTTTCGTCTGAGCCTTTCTCAATTCGATTGTTTCAAGCACTAAACCAATATCGTTATTTGTGCGGTTTAAGCTCTCAATTCGTGCAACCGCTCTATCTAATGCGTTCTGAGCGGCATTGATTAGCTTATAACTAAGCTCTTTATCTTCAGCCGTTTTACAGTGACTTAAATCAGCAGTGAACTTTTCAAGATTCTCGATTGATGCAATGGCACGTTGGCGCATTAAATCAATCTCGTCTTTAAGGCTAAAATCAACTACAACATCAAAGGCTGATTTATCTTTGAAGTAACGAGCGTAACCGCCATGCTTTATCATTTTTGCTGACTGTTTCGCTCTTGTTGCCATTCTTTTCGCAGTTTCGCAGTTTTCTTGTGCGACTTTCGCAGTTTCATTCGCAATTTCGCAATCAACTTCGCAGTTTTCCTCTAAATCTTCTTTAGATTCAATAACTTCTGATTCTAAAGTTTTATTCGCATTGTTTTTAACGGCTTTCTTAATTGCTTTTACTTCTCGATTGTCACCCTTTTGGATTTCATCTAACTGTGCGAATGCTGTTTCAGGCTTTTTGATATAACGTTTAGCACTGGCAAAATTTAACCCTTTCTTTCTGCACCATTCTGATACTGATACACCAGTCTTTGCATAAGACTTGATATATTCTATTTGAAGTGCGTTCCAATTATTTCTTGCCATAAACGATATATAAAAAAGCCCGCAATTAAGCGGGCGTATTGGTTTAATTAAAGCGGGTCGCCTACATAGATAGACCAACCTTTCAGATAATGCGGATTATCTCTATTTTGATAATCTAGCATGGTAAAGCAAATTGCATCAGCTAAGTCTAATACCCAACTAGGGATAAAGTTGGCGGTTTCGATAAGAGGATCTTCTTCATCTAACCCACCAACATAACAAGGGATTCCCCATACTTTGCAATGATGAGTAAATCCCTCTTCAAGAAGTTTCTTCTTTGATTTTGGAAAAAACATTGATTAGCCCTATTTACTTAATTTCTCAGTTTGCCATTCACGGATTTTGTCGATGCGGTTTAAGCACATATCACGTTCACGCTTTAACACAACGGCGTATTGCGCAATATCACCATAGGTTTCACCCAAGAATTGAGTTTTGTCTAAGTGTGCAACATAAGCAACCGGCAATCGAGGGCAAGTGACCACCTGAGGTTTACTTGCGCAAGAAGTCAATAACGCTAAGAGGAGCATTGGCGTTAAACGCATCACTTTGCTTGTCAGCTTTTGGAATAGATTTAATAATCGCATTGGTTTGTTCCCTTGTTTTGTTATCCTCTTCCGAGATTTCAAACGTTAGGCGTTCATTTTCTGCAATATCAGCCTCAAGTTTTGTTATTGATTCGGACTGCAATTCGATTGTTTTAGCCTGAGCAGCGTTTTCTGCTTTCAGCGTATTAATAACATTGACTTGATGGCTTAAAATGCAACATAACGCAATAAGTAAAGCGCCTAGTGCGCCAAAGATGTATTTACCCATATTAGCTCACCATTAAATCACGATAGAGCTTACAGCGCTCTTCTAAGCCGTTTGTTCCACCGTTTACCCGAAGAGTGGCTTTCTCAACAGAAGTGCAATTAGCTAAATCTTTATCTAGCCAGAACCAAACGCCTGATTTAACGATTAAATCTAAATCAGTTGATACTTCTTCCGGCATAATGGGCTTCCCTAGCCATTTTTGGAATCTGAGGTAGTTATCTTTACCTGTAAGATGCGGTAGTCCACGGCCTCTATACTTCCAACCGTCACCGCTTGCCTGACTGCCGTTACCAAGGCGGTTTGCGTAGGCGATATTGGCAATAGATACCTGATCGGCTTTTTGGATAACTGCACCAGCTTTATTTTTTACATATCCATATTTTTGCGCTTGCGCTAAAGTGAAGTATTTGCGGAATGTCTCTCTTAATCCGGCAACAGAATAATTCATGCTTTCGCAAAAACGTGTAAAGCCTCGTGTTTCATGCCCGCACTGAGCAATAAACATGGCTTGTTGTGCCTTTGTAAGGCACCCCGCTTTTTCAATGTTGTCTGATATCGCTTTATAGATTCCAGCGATTGCGTTAGGGAAAATTTTATTGAACGTCGTCTGTGAAATGTGCATCATCTTTTTCAATTCTCCGATTAATGAACTTGAATAAATATTCACGGATTTTTTCCGTGCCGATAAATCCAATCATCGTTCCGAAAAACGCTGAAAAATCGGCGTGACCGAATACATGGGTACAAACTGGAACAGCTACACCAGCAATAGATGCGCAAATAGCTGCATCAATCAACATATAGCGGAAGGATGGTTTTTTTCGCATAAAGCCAATTCTTAAAAGCGACATTGCAACAGCGGCGCCGGCGCTTTGAATTGATCCATTTCCAATGTTGACCTGTAACCATGCCCAAATTAAAGCCCATACATCTGGATCTTTCATAGGCATTTGATTTCCCTCATCGTTTGATAGGTAATAAAAAAGCCCGCATAGATATGCGAGCTTATTTTGATAAGGAGATAGCTTTTGCAATTAACATTTCGAATTAATGCCAGTTTTATCTTTTAGGCTATCCCACGATTGATAATAAAAAACCGAGATGTATAAATACACCTCGGCTATTGTTAGAAATAGTAATGCAAAATTAAGGTTAAGTCAATTTATAATCACTTTTGATGAGACTGTTCAACTTGGCAAATATACCCGTCGCAATCTTGATTTAAGTCTAAATGATAGGTGGCCCATAACAACGCCACCACAAAGAAAATCTTGAACATAATTTGTCCTTTTCGTGAATTTGAGGTGTAAAAACCCGCCGCACGGATTTCTTTGGGAAAAGTGCGGTCGGATTTTGCGTTGTTTTATAGGATGTCTAGCTGAAAACTAGTTGCTTTAGGGTCGTAAGCTCTAAGATATTTTAAGACACGCCAGTTATTGCCTTGTTTGCACTCAAATTTTTCAGTGATTCGCTCTAATACTTTTTGCGCCTGACGGAGAGTGCTGCGATATTCGTAAGCGATATCATGCACCGGTGCGGCATAGTGCGAGCCAATTTGTTTCAATGCAGGGAGAAGATTTTGGCAAAGCTCGGTGCCGCGCAATAAAGCGAACCACGCCCACACAAGCTGTTGGAGTTCATGCTCGGTAAATTCAAAACGGAAACGATCATCTTTTTTCGGTTCAGTGATAAGCTCACCTTCAAGCACAATTCTATGCACATATTCCACCGCACTTTGTAATTTGTCGGCGGGAATGTCTTCAATGGTTTCGACGTTCATGTATTGATGAACAAGATTATAGGCATCGGAATAAATCAAGCCTTTCTTGCTGACTAACATATTCACGGCGTTGCGTAAACCTGTTCTGTCATTGACAGATGTTTTGCTTTCATATTTTCCTGTTTTGCGAATAGTAGGTAATACTTCTGATGTAACCCATTTTCTAAAACGGTGTGGAACAGATCCTTTTTTCACTGCGTCACGGCAGCGTAAGATCAAAGTGTACATTCCGCTTTCGCTTACCAGGTTGACTTGGTCATTACCTTTACTTATGCCCTTAATTGAAGTAAGGGCTACTTCGTCATCATCAAGATTTCTTAAGGCATTCGTAGTTTGAGTAAGTCCTAATGCTTGACAAACATCAACAGCAACGAACCAAGGCTCATTGTTGATAGCTAAAGTGCGGATGGATTTTGATTCAAAGTTGAATGTAGATAATTGAGTTTGAGCTGTCATTTTTCTGTTCCTTTTGAGGGATTGATAATTTACCCATGATTGGGCGACCAACGGCTCAAAACTAGCAGAAAATCTAGCGGAGTTATTCCCTTGCGGTATTGTATTCCTCGCACCGTCGGTCATTGATTCTCTGAGAATTTTATAATGGCGGTAAAATCCTCAAATTATAGATACAAAAAAATCACGCTGACGGGGTGAGTAATCCGTTTTCTGCTAGGCTTTTGAGACCTTGGAGGAAATATAGATCTTTTCTTTAAACTTGTAAAGAAAATTCTATTTGCAAATAATATCAGCCGCTTTAGATTCTATCGAGCCGGTAGATATACGCTTAATCTTAACCTCATTTTCTTTAAAGGTGACATCTTGTATTGTCTTACCATTCTTTGAAGTCATTTGACGTCCAACAAAAAATTTTTCACCTGCACAATCAAATAGTACAACTCTAAATTTTTGACAATAAGGCATATTCCCCAAGCATTCATTATACGAATCCGCAATTAATGCTGATGTATATGTTTGATTAGCTTTTAGGATTAATGACATATCTAGGTAGGTGGCAAATTTTCCATACTGGCCGGTAAATTCGCCTAATTTAATTAGATCATTCTTTTCTTCTCGGCGTGGTGGTGGCTGTATTTGTCCAGCTTGCGATATTGGGCTAACCTCATTTGCTTTCCTTTTGTTGATACAATAACTCACAGCTTCACTAAGCCCCAATTTTGGTTCGGCTCGCGCGCAATTGCATACATTTCTAACATAATTTTCTAAAGCCGGCACATCAAATTGTTGCTTGTTTTCGGCAGCTTTTTTAATAAACGCTTGTCTTAATTCACTTTCGCAGTTTTTGTGATTAATGTTGGCACTTGGCTTGCTTGGGAAAATTGAGCCGTGATCAAAAAAATTAAACACAGCCCCAACCAAAAGGCAAAAACCAAAGAATGATAAAATTTTTTTGAGCTTATCCATTCCATTCCCATCTAATCAATTTTAGAACAAATCAACTTACCTTCTTGTAACCTAGCAAAAGAATGTATTGGTAAAACTAAAAAAAAGGCTAACAAAAAGATTCTTTTCATAAAAACTCCCATAGTTATTTTTTTAATTATGAGAGCTTTATTATTTTTCATCTGTGATCTAATTCACAAATTCAAAAATTAATCAGAAATTTCTTTATTTAATTTCTGCTTAATCACATTCTCAGCGCAGCTCATTTCTTCATAACAATGGCGCTCAAAGGAAACAACAAGCGCATTTAGATAGCGCTTAAAGTAAGCCTCAGTGCAATCTAAAGATTTCATCAAGTGATAAATATTGGCTTTTAATTGACCTTTGCCGTTACATTCCGGGCATTCGTGCTTTTGCACTCTACCCACTTCACCTGTGCCACGGCAGCGAGGGCAAGTATTGGATTTACGCAAATCGTTTAATTCTCTAATTCTTAATTGGCGAGCCTCAACGCTATTAGCGGATAATCCATTTTCTTCAGCCATTTTATTTGCTCTATCTAAGGCTGATAAATGCGCATATTGTGAGCGTAAATAGCGTTTTCTTAACGCTTTAATATGTCTTAACTGGCTAGGCAATGGAAGATCGCAAACTATATCCACAACGTATTTTAAAGCCTCTGTGGAATGCTCTGGATGCCCAAACTCTTCACACCACGCATCAACATAACTATCAACAAATTCTCTTGAGGATTTTTCTTGGCGGTATTTGCTCATCAGTAAATGATAGCCAAGCATATATTTACTTTCAGCTTGAGCAAAAGCACAAATAATTTGCTCTTTATAAAGCAATGCAACGCCGCCACGACCGGCAGTTTCAACACTAACACATTTTGGATTATGTAATTTAACTAACAATTCGATTGATTTACTCATTTTCAAGCCCTTTAATTTTTACTACAACCATTCCACCTTTTTTGATTCCACAATTTTTGCTGCGAAAATCTTTTATTACCTTGTTGTTGTCGTCTTGTATTAATCCTGAGGCGACCAAACTATCGAAAAGCCCTTTGTTTATATTATCGGGATCACGGTTTCGGTTATCGGGATAGTACACATCAAGGCAAATCGCCACTGAACCTGTAAATGGATCAAATTGTTTTAAAATTCTCAAAGCCTCCGTTTTGAATTTTCTACCAGCCTCGCTGATATAATGCCGTCCGTTTCGTGTATGCCGCCAATAATGATTCACTGACGGCGGATAAGGTAATGCAACTTCTAACCAATCAGACATATTTTCCCCTCCTTGAGTAAAATGTTGATTGTTCTTAATACTCCCTCAGCGTGCATAAGTCTTAATTGCTCTCGGGAATAACTTGTTCTTACTCTCCCATCGATTGCGTTATGGCAAGCTACACAGCAATAAGCTCCAAAAATATCATGTGGCTTACTTCCCATACCTCTAAGCCAAGAGCTTGTATAGTGCGCCAATACCACTGTTTCGTTTTCACCTGTGCAAATGCCAGGGATTCTTACCTGACATTCACGCCCTTTCGCCTCCTTGCGTAAATTAGCCATATCACCACCATTTGCCAGTTAGAAGAATCACAATTACACAAACACAAGCGTATCCAATAATCAAAATCTTTAACTCTTTATCATTCATCATCAGCTCCGCAGATAAAACAAATAATTACGGCAGTCACTGCGAATAAAACAATCGCTAGGGCCAATTCTTCTCTCATACAGATCACCAAAAAAACGCATATAATTGATTTAAAATATTTTCATCTTTTGTATCGTTAAAAACGTACTTTATGGCGGCGTTAATTACCGCACTTAAACATTCGCCACGCTCAATATCATCCATCTCATCCCATTTAAGGCTTTGCGCCTCTCTGTGTATTTCTCCTGTATCAAAGTTTATAAACTCATCAAAAAAACCAGCTAATATAGTTAAACGCTTTCTAAAATGATTGAATTGCTTAGCCTCGTCCGCACACTCTACTTCTGAATTCTCTGAGGAATAATGCTCAAAGCAAAATTTAAAGAAAGCAAACAATTTCCGATGCAGTTTTGGATTGTTTGTCTTTTTAAATTCCATCTCATAAAGCCCACCATTCTCGAATCGTTTTAACTTATCTAAATACATTTCATCGGCGGGGCAAAATACCCCACCAACGTTTTTAATCATTGGAATTTTCATCATATCCACCGACTTTTTTAATAAAATCAAGGCTAACTGAACGCATTACAAAATCTTCCATTGTCGGATCAAACACTACAACCATTTGCCCTTTTGAGTTGCCTTTGATTTCCTTGCCTGTTATCGGATGAATAAATGCAATTCGTCCACCTGTAATATCAATTACCTCATTTGCCACATTGTGAATATGTTTTTGATACCACTGTGTTGATTTATTATTATTGAGCAACATAACCACAAGACAGCCAGCATCTCTTAACTCTTTTGCTTTAATAATAAATGGAGTCACATCCGAATAAGGTGGATTTACATAAACCGATGCATTAAAAATACTATCCATAAGAATGTCGGCTCTAACACTTAAAAAGTCATTAAATAAACCTTTTTCACCAATATACTCTTGCGCCAAAGCGTTGTTTTCTGTTGCGCATCCATCTATCCCAAACCCAAAACGCATATTTAACCAATTAAATACGTATTTAGGTGTTTGCCATGTGTCTTTATCAAATTTTTGTTCTGTCATTTAAACTTCTCCTTTCATAATTTTTTTAATTTTTTCAATACCATTTTTTGCAACATCAGGGCTGATCACTTTTGGCTTTTGCTCTAGCAGCTCTGGAATTTGTGGAAATTCAAAGCCAGTGCGAGCTTTTTCAACGACTTCGGCAAGGATTTTCGGCATAGCTTTTTGGCAATCTTCCCATTTCTTTTTGCCGTAACCGTCATAGATTGTTTTTAACAAGTAATACTCTGCTCTCGAACGGAATTTGAAATTGTGTGGCTCTTTCGCATAACCAAAGTATTTTTGAAGTCTAGCCTCTAACTCTTCTTGCGTTGGCAATCCTAATTCGTGATTGTTGTAGTTATTACACCAAGCAATGAATTGACCTACACTCGGGAAGAATGGGCTTTCGGATTTTGCAGCAAAATCCAATCCTCTTTTTAGGGATTGAGGATTCACTATGCCAGCCTTGAATAACTCTTCGAGCCAAACTTGCTTTGTTTCGTTATACTCAGCTTCACTGGCAAACGCCTGCTTCCACGCTGGAAAAATTGATTTTAATCTGATAAACATTCGATCAATCAAACGAACGGAATTATCTGGAATATTGGATTTTTTAACCGCACTTCCCTCGGCTTGCATTTGGGTAATGTTTGTCATCTCAATTCCTCCGGTATCAAGTTAGGGTCGATATTTAATTTTCTGCCTACAGCCCAAGATCCATCATCAGCAAAGGAGCTTGTTTTTCTGGTGTTTGCAGCCATTGCTATGTCGTCATCACGCCAATTCCAGCTCGCGCTAAATCCGCGCCAGTTACGCTCAATAGCGATTGTGATTGCGTCAGAAAGCGATATCCCAGCCTTGGCAGCTTCTCGTTGAAAGCCTTTAAGTGCAGTCTCAGTAATCGGTGCGTTCTTGGCTTTTCGGAGTTTAAGAAAATCTTCAGCAAGCTGACCAACGATTCCAAATTCAGCAAGCAAGGCAAGCGAATTTTTTTGCGTAGTTTTTTTATTATTATGATCAGTAGTATTTTTATAATTAGTATTATTATTTGTCGGATTTATTTCCGAGTTATCTCG